TGGGCGGTGGTGGCACCGAGTTTGATGCTAACTGGAATTACATGAAAGAAAATGATATTCAACCTAAAAAGTTTATCATGTTTACAGACGGTTATCCTTGGGGCAGTTGGGGCGATGAAAATTACTGCGATACCGTATTCATTATTCACGGTAATAACAGTATTGTTCCTCCATTCGGTGAATTTGCATATTACGAAGAAGTTAAGGAAACTGCTTAATGGCTTTAAAAACAGGCAAGCCCAACGCTTTAAATTATTTTGGTTTAAGGAGGGTTGAGTTTGCCTGTCCTCATTTTAAGTATACTAGTATAGACAAGTATAACCCTACTTTAATCAAATCTATCGACTCCTGGATACGAAAGAATTTAAATAATAGGTACTATGTAGGACAGGGTATTACATTAGATAATACCAATACAATCGTGTATATTACACGTATTGGGTTTGAATCTGAAAAAGAACTAAGTTTTTTCACGATTGCCTGTCCACTGCTACAAACGAGATAATTAAGTTAGTACTTTATCAAACAAGGAGATTTACATGGCTGATGTACAAAATCAACAACCGGCGGCTGATGCCCCAAAACAAGGTTCTACAGAACTAACAATTAACGACCTAAATGCAATGAAGGTTATTATTGATATTGCTAGCTCAAGAGGTGCTTTTAAACCAAATGAAATGGTAGCTGTTGGACAAACATATACTAAACTAGAAACATTTTTAAATGCTGTAGCTGCACAACAAGCCGCTAATCCAGCAGCGCCAGCATCTGACGCAGTAGATACAGGAGCTTAATATGTCCGAACTTAAACACGTAGGGCGTGTTATTGCTACTAACAAAAAATGTCTAGTAGCATATCGCACACTGCCCGGCGATGCAAATTTTTGTTTGATTGTTCCGACAGAAAACTTACCTGACATTTACCACGATGCTATTATCAATTTGGCTGAAAGTCAGACTGGACAAGATGCATACGAGTTCGCAGAAGCATTAGATAGAACTCAATTTCCAGATGGTGGAAATATGTTACGTGGTTTACACGCAACTGGACGTCTAGTTAAAGTTCCTACAAATTCAATTGAAATGGTTCCTTCACCAGGTACTGCAATTGTATTAAGCGAACTTAATCAAATTATTGCTGAACAACGCGGTTTGACAGTTGACAGTCTTTCTATTAAAGAAAATTTTGCTGAGAAATTAACTGAGAAACCTATGGTTGAAGCCAAGGCTACTGCTACGGTAGAAACAGTACAAGCAGTTGATTTAACTGATCCAATTGCCACTGCAAAACACTATCGTAGTCAAGCTGATAAATTAGCAAAAGAAGCAGCAAACTTTCGCAGATTGGCCGAGGAGTTGGTTCCGACCAAGAAGAAAGCTGAGTGACAAAACAGGGAAGAATTCTTCCCAAGGATGTCATAGCGCATTGGCCAGAAGTATTCGGTGACGTAAGGTTAAATGTAGTACCTTTTAGGTACTTGCATGCCGTGCTGGTTAATTTTAAAGATGGTAAAACTTGGGAAATAAAAATCACATCGTCAACTAAACGTGCAGGCTGGAGTGCCTTTGAAAAGAGTTTAGCTGAACTTTTTAAGAACTACGAAGCCACAATAGATAATGTAGATTTTAAATTAGATACAGATCGAGTGCGGAAAGATGTTGAAAAAGGTACTGATAAATTTTTAAAGAAAAAGAAGTTATAAATAATGAATGTTCGACTACTTAGTTACAGCCAGCCCACACAAGAATTTGCGGATCTGGGCATTGCAGATGCACAGGAACTCATTGCGTATTGCGCCCGTGTGTCCAATCCAAGCAACCAACTTAACACCGAGACATCAGACAAACTCATCAGATACTTGGTCAAACACCAGCACTGGAGCCCACTTGAAATGGTCAGTGCCTGTATCGAAATCACCACAACAAGAGACATTGCTCGTCAAATCTTGCGACACAGAAGTTTCAGTTTCCAAGAGTTCAGTCAGCGATATGCTGACCCTACTAAAGACCTGTCGTTTGTATGTAGAGAAGCACGGTTGCAAGACGATAAAAACAGACAGAACAGTGTCGAAGTCGATGATCAACTGTTACAAAATGAATGGTACAGAGCTCAACAACGAGTTATCTATGCCGCTAAACGTGAATACGAATGGGCCATTGCTAACGGCATAGCAAAAGAGCAAGCCCGTGCTGTATTACCAGAAGGACTTACAGAAAGTAGAATTTATATGAATGGTACTTTGCGCAGCTGGGTACACTTTATTGAATTACGTTCAGCTAACGGCACACAAAAAGAGCACCAACTTGTGGCGCTCGAATGTGCTAAGGTTATTAGCCAAGTATTTCCAATGATGGCAGATCTTTAGACTACTACAGTCCAAGCAGAATTAATATAAATCATTAAATGTTGTCGACCATCACTAGCTGGATTCCAGCTAGTTCCATTGGCCACAGCCATTTGACCTGCCGACGGTGAACTTGGTGCAGATCCTACTGGTAGAAATGTTGATGCAACACTGAATAAATTATTGAAATAAGATGTAGTTGTTCCAAGTGTAGTTGTTCCACTAATTCCTGGATGAATTACATTACCCAATAATTGCAATGTTGTAATTGGTGTTGAACCTGTCTTTGTTGTGAATACTAACGGTACACCAGTAACACTACTAGAAATAATAGGAGTGGTTGTTTGTTGTCCGCCTAAGAAGCTAAACAATTGATTCTGCACACCCAATACTTGGTTAACAGAAAATCCAGTTCCAGCAAAATTAACACTGTTACTGAAACTAGCATTTGAAGTTGTAACATAGTTTGCCGCTGGTATTCCACCTAGTGCATCTGCATCACTAGCAGTTCCCCAGAACTTGTAATTTGTAGCTCTTGTTGTATATACAGGAATACCAGTCACAGTATTTTGTACTAAAGAATTTAGTGTTATTCCTTGAAATATTCCGTTAGTGGTAAAGCCAGATATGTTACTTGAGCTAATATTTGTATTCAAAGCAAAAGCAGTGTTACTCACTGTGAACACAGTGTTACTGCCGCCTAAAACAGCTTGTATAATTGGATACGATCCACTTGGGCTTGCACTTACTGTGTTTATTTGAAACTGGGTTGACCCACTATTTGTACTGGATGTGAACGGGCCCACAATAGTAAATGTACCAGTGCCGTTGGATATGTTTAATTGTTGGTTGGTACTGTCCCACCAAAAATCTCCAAGAGCCAATCCGGCCGGTGGTGCAGTACTAGGAGCAGACTCTGCACTGCCTGCTGCACGGAAACGTTGTCCGTCGTAAAATCTCAACTTGTTGGTTGTAGTATCGTACCAGATTTGTCCAGCAAGCGGGCTTGGTGGCTGAGTAGAATTAGCAAAATTCTCTAACAAATAAACAAAATTTTCATTCTGACTTTGTCCGTAGCCGGCGTAATTTTTACCAATTAGCGTGATATCCAGTGTATTATTAATTGTACCGTCTACAACAGTAGCTATTGCATTTCCGTTGTATCTATTGATTGTGTATGACATTCTACTCTTTCCTTATTCTATATTTATGCAGTCTGATCAGCCGCCCAAGCTGTTAAACCTGCTAATGCTTCGTCAGTGTAAGCGTATAATTCTGGGTATACTGATAACCACAAAGTACTTAATTCGGGCACTGATATTTTAAATCGTATAGTAGCACGACCTTGCTGCTGAAGTTGGAATGAGACAGGTTCACCATTGGCTACAGTTCCTTTATACGCAGAAGCTGCTTGCCCATTAATACTCATAGGAACTTCTAATTTTCCCATATTTTTGATTTGAACAATAGTAACATCATTCCATACTGTTCCCTGTTGATCAACACATTTTGGAATCAATGTAACTGTATTATTAAGCCCAACAAATGCTTCCCTTTTACCATCTAAGTATGTTCCCGGGCCAGCATCAACTAATATTTTTCTAACTTTTAAAGTATTATCTGTGTTCCAGAATGCTAAACTAACCGGATTACTGATGCTTTCTCCAATACTGTTGTATAGTTCTTGAGATATTGCTCCAAGATAATGATTGTCTAAATTAGTATCACTGTGTACAATATCGTCAAACGGTACAACAGCTCCAAATAAACCGGTGACCATCCTAGTGGTCACATCATACGCAACACTATAAAGGTTGTCTTCTTTCCAGCCGCCCGATAGGGTTTTTGGTGCCATTGATATTGTTGTCATGCAAAATTCCTTGTTATCTGTTTGTATACTTTATCACAGTGATCGCATTCTATACCGCACACTGTTTTACAATTCTTTGTTAATTCATTAAATCCCAAATCAGAAATCTGATTAACTAGTATTCTAGATAATTTTTGGTCGCCGCTTGTACTTAATAAATCTCCAAAACGAACATTACCGCTTCTTTTTTGGTAACAGTCAATCACACGATGCCATTGTTCCAGTGGAAAATTACGTCCTGCAATTTTAATTGTATCAACTAATCCGTCAAACTTGCCTGTATCATTAGGCAAGGTAAATGCCGTCTTTAACCACTCCGCAGGATTTTGATTAAAATAACTAATGCATCCTAGTTTATTATGAACATTGTCAGTAACTGATCTGTCATCTTGAAATTTAATCTGACTGATAATAACATCGTCCCACTGTTTCCATTTGCAATCAACTATACATCCTTCATTAACCAGCATAGTAATTTTAATATCATGTTGTTTGGCATAATTACTCATTTTGGTCAGTGTATCAAGATCTCTATTTAAACTCCTATCAACTATGATACTTGTCATGTGCAACACTTGATGCATAAACACAAAGTCTTTTAAAGTACGGACTAGGTTATTTACACTATTTTTTAATTCAATGTTAGGATTTCCAACTCTAAAATCATTAATAATGTTTGCCCTTAACAAATATGTGTTGTTAAGAGTTATCATGTCAGCTTTTATTTCTTTAACATGCTCTATAAGTTCTGGAACTTTTGAATAAAATTCATTTTCGTAAACACTCGGGTTTACTAGATAATGAACTTTTATTCCGTATTTTTCACGAACAGCGTATAATTCATCAAACATTTCTGTGCCGTTAAAAATGCTTCTAGCACTGCCAAATTTATTGTCGCTAAAATACACATCCGAAATACTGGTTGTATCTAAGTTTTCAAGGGCATCAATCATGCCGTGTGTATAAGGTACACTGAACTTATGGGTTGTAGACATTTGTTCCTCTCACACCAACGGCGATCCAACCTGCTTGTACATTAGAACCATGATAATAATGCCCCGAGTCTTGCACTGTGACTGAAATTGTAAATTTTCCATAATCACCGCTTTGATTATTAATTGTATAAGGTGCAACAGTTACACCCCATGTGCCAACTCCCATCCCATACCACACATTTCGGAAGTCCTGTACTCTGGTTAAACTTGGAGCAATATTAAAATCATAATTACCCTTCCAATTTAAATTTGTAGGGTCGTTACTAAGTCCCATTAGTGTTGCAAGATCAACATAGAGATAGCAATAACTATTGCCACTTGAGCCTGCAACAGTTTTAACTATATTATTTTCCATGTAAGAATACCAACTGTTGATAGCACCGTCACCAGTTACTTGTACACCGCTAACTGCACTACCGGCTCCGCCGACACCTTGACTCATGTATAAATCTACCGTACCAGTAATTGTTTGAACAAGTTTACGCAAATTTGCATTTAGATTAGTAACGTTAACTGGTGTAGGTATTGATGGTTTATTGGATAAATCATTATAGCTACCAGTTGATGCAACAACTGCAAGTGTATCACCAAAGTTTTTATCAGTTAAAATCTTTGCCCACGGACTCCAGGTGTTGCCAGTATCTCTACGACTACGTACATAATTGTCAGCGTGTGAGCCAGTAGTGCCACTCCAACCAACCAACAACTCGCCGCCGCCAGCGCCACCTAGTGTAATTACATTACCATAAGGTCCGGGGTATCCGTTATTATATACCGAACGTAATGTTAATTTGTTTGCAGGTTCTGCTGTACCATTTGCTTCTGCTGTAACATTACCTAATGAATTAATTACAGTTG